AAGAATGATTCTTATTTAGAAAGTTGAATAAGACTTATTCTTATTTAGAATTCTCTTTTTTATTTGTTTGATTTTTCGGGGAGCGCGGGCGGGTGCGCCAGAGAGCTGAGGAGATTGAGGAAATTGAGGAACCTAGGAACCGGAGGCGGTCTTATATAGTATACTATACTCTCACTCTAATGGCAACTCTGTGCTCTACTGACCAAAGGGCGCGATTTTATATGCTTTCGCGGGAGATGGCAACTGGGTAGAGTGAGGAGATCTAGGGCGGAGAAGCCAAACAGTCGCTCAGGGCGCTAGACCAGATCGCTCTCGGGAGAAAGCTTCGAGGTCGCCAGCTGGCTCATCCTAGGGGAATAGTCTCCTGCAAAGTCTCCTCAAAAGTCTCCCGGATTCCCTGTCGAGAAGGTTCACAAGGGACAATCATAACAAGGCGGAGACCCGTAGGAGATATCCATTACCTTATTATAGTATACTCTCAGTAAGAAGTCAACTGTTGTCCTTCTATATAGACGGCTTCGGTGAAGTAATGGTTACCAAGATAGTCCTCATACACACCATCCTCATCTAACCCAACCTTACACTCCATACGATCGGCAATAGAGTCATAAGCCATCTTAAGAGAGTCACTAGACCCTTCCATAAAGAGCTGGCACTCCTTAGCATTAAGAGGCTCGACATGAGGTATGGTAGTAGCGATGTGCTCTAGGGCGATATAGTTCTTATACTTAGACATAGGTTTCTCCTTTAAAGGGTTATTATAGTATAGTTGATTACATAAGTCAACTACTCTTTGTACATGTTCTCTATTCACTCTAGCTCCTAGTCTCTCACGGGAGCTCGGAGAATCTCAGAGACTTGCCATTTCGTACAAGGTGCGCTTAGACCCCTTAAGAGCCCCCATTTACGCAAGGGAGACACTATGTACTAACCCCCGTACTCTTATTTCTTTTACTATTTTTAATTACGCTCTCTGTGAGTCTGTGTAATTCGATAGCTATGTGTCTATGGTCAAGATGGTTACTACCCGGCATACAGATAAACGACATCGATGTACCGTCCTTTATATGCTCTCGTAGCTCTATTGCCATGTCCATTTGTTTGTCTTTCGTTATAGATAGTTTACACTCATCATAGCTCTTGTACTGACTATCATAGTGTGTATGTACGTCACCGTCACTAGATAATAGTGTAACGGTCAATATAAACATAATCATTTGTCTAGTCCATCGACATACTCTTCTAATGCCTTATCGAATTGCTTTTGAGCTTTACGTGTCAGATATCTCTCGTTCCACTCATCCCATTTGTCTATTAACCATTTAATCATTCCATCACCATCTCTTTGTTATACCGTCCGTTATGTATACTCGCTCTCCATGGATATTGACCCCAATGATTAGCCTTATTGTATTCTGGTTTAAAGTATCTTATTAGAGCGCTCTCTTCTATCTCGATCATCTGACGTGTCGTCTCTCGTCGCTCTAATGCCCATTCGAATACGAAGCTACGTTTAAGGTTCTTTCTGAACTCTGATTCGGTGTATCCGTATAGCTTATATCGTCTATGATTGTTCTCAAGTTCTGATAGAGGCAGCGTCGTTGACCCGACGTATACGATAGTTTCGCCTCTCTTAACTAGATATACTCCGTATGGTTTAACCTCGCTTCTCTCTTGTTTCGGGAGGCCTACGGCCTTAATAGGGTAAGTGTCGGGGTTGTAATTATACATTAGTGTGAGTGTACTCCAAATAGGTAACCGATACCAAGACTGATAGGAACTATGATAAGCAGATCCATTAACCAATGCAGACCAATAGCCAGAGTTATTATCTCTTTCCAATGTATCTTACATACTTCTTGCCAGTGTTTTATTCTCTTTAACATCATTATATTATATAAACATTCACTTATGAGTACAACTGTTGATTTCTTATAGCCATCCAATTATAATGTTGGCCATGATTAGATATACACATAGCAGGTTACTCAATACTATAAAGGTCCTTATCAACGATATTCTATTTTCGTTCGTCTGGTCATACCCGTCTTCTTCGTCAAAAGAACCCAGAGCATGCTTCCATATAGTCCAGAACTTGTTCACTATCATTGACCATCCCAATTTAGATCGGTCATTGAACCTTGCTTATCCTTCTGTGTCAGCTTCACAAGCATATCATAGCACTCAAGGCAGAGCTTCTCACTCTTCTGAGTTTGTATGTTCAATACATCTTGTGACTGGCCCTTTGTCTGCTTATCGCACTCAGCACATCTCTCAAAGATTAGAGTCCAATTGTCTTCATAGTCAGAGGAGAAGCCTTTCGACTTTATCTCATCGCCTGTCACATCGTTCTTGGTTACCATTAAGCTTCCTTAGGAGTATCCCATACTACGGCTATTCTTCTTCTGGCTAGCTCATTGAGTAGCTTCTGTTTAACCTTAGGCTTAGTGTTCTTATTGTTAATCTCTTTAAACAACTGGAACTTGTTCATTGACTTGATATAGAAATGCTCTGTACGAGTCTTTCCTAAAGCTTTGATGTAAGTCTTTTGTGATGGTTTAAATTTAATTGGCATTATCCTTGTCCTCGATTGATGCTCATAGAGCGTTTTTTATCTTTGTTCATCGTTGACATGCCGATCTTAGTCTTACGACCTCTACCACCTATACCTATTGATGTACATTTTCTACCTGAGCCATTGATTAATGACTTGTTTATTTTCTTTCTGCTTGCTTTCGCCATTCTATACTCCCCAACTGCTTGGATCTTGTGCGTCGTAGGGTTCAGACTTTGGCTGACGCTCAAAGACATAATATGCTACTACTGCTTTTCTAATAATTGCTAAGACGAAGAAGAACACGGTAGCAATAGTTGCTGCCATGACTGGACCTATCTGATATTGTGCTACAATCCAGAACAATAATACGTTCAATGGCCAGTTCATAACTGTGCCTATGATCGTGTCATTCAGACCGAACTTCATTGTCTTGCTCGATGTTAACTTCATCTTATCTGACGTTACCGAGTCTACCGCGGTTGAATTTCGTGCGCTCCATTCGGAGAGCCTTCTGCGCCCTTCTAACCTGCTCATTCTTTTTACGCCTTCTTTTCGCTGCCGGCTTCTCATAAAATTCTCTATCTCTGCATTCCTTAATGATGCCTGATTTTTCAGCCTTCTTCTTAAATGCTCTCATCAGTTGATCGAAACTAGGTTCGAACTTCTTCTTTTGAAATTTGCCTTTATTTAGCGGCTGTCTTGGTCTTTGTGTTTTATTAAATGGTTTCATAGTCCTTTGGGTTTTCAGTTAAAATATAGTGCTTAGGTTTCCATCCTAACTCCAAGAGCTCTGTAGGTTTAGCATGAGTCTTCTCACGCTCTCCTGTGACCTCTTTAGTCGGGATATCATCTCTTCCTGTATAGTATTTAACCATATCGGCTACACTACAAGGAGTTCCACAACCAACATCAATCGCACCGTTAAGATGTTGGCCTTTAGTTATGATCGTTTCAATAGCAGAGACAACGTCTTCTACATGAGTCCAATCACGTTCATGGTCTGTTACATAGTCTATAGTCTCTGGATGGTTTATAACCTTATCAAAGAACATATCTGTACGAGAGTTCTTACCATAGACTGTATGAAATCTTAGTCCTAATGAGTTACCAGGTAGCTGTTGATTAGCCATCTGCTCATTTATCTTCTTTGTTGTCGCATAGGGAGACATGTGCCAATCATATATTGACGAAGAAGAGGCGTAGATGACCTTCGGAGTCTGTACGAAGTCTTTGGCTAGATCTATCACAGCTTGAAAGCCATCTACATTATTTTTCCAGAACAGATCAGGCTCGTCATGTGATCGTCTCACACCAGCCTCTGCTCCAAGATGAAGGATTATATCAGGTTGTATATGCCAATTGACCTTACCCATATCATGGCTAAGTCCTTCATATCCCATGAGAGTATAGCCTTCTTTACCAGCAAAGTGCTCAGCTATATTGCTTCCTATGAAGCCTTTTACACCTGTAATTAAAATTGTTATCATACTATTTCTACCTCGAATAGAGAGTGCTTAAAGAAGCCAGTCCAGAATTCCTTATCACCTATTATGTCCATTGGTTCATCATAGAAGTATATCTCCTCAGGAGATCTAGGAGACTTTAGTCCACAGTAAGATATAGATACCTCTGGGTTATTCTCTATTGCTTCATGAGTTATATCAGATGCTTCTTTATCTAGTACTATGACTTTTATATTTGTATCTAGTTTAGATATCTCATTCATTAACTCATTGAAGTAATGATCGTCTACTTTAGTAATAAGTACTAACTCTACTTGAGCATATAGACTCTTTGTTATAGATGGATGCTTTGATAGCTCTCTGTCTAATGCTGATGCACCCCATGGAGTCATTAGTCTATCCTTCATGAAGCATCTATGTTCAGCACAAAGAATATTAAACATCTGCCATTGCAGAGGGTCATTATTCATACCGTAGATCAATACGTTATGTCGCTTCACCAGAACTTTCTCACTAATTCTTCTTCCATACTATATGCTTCTTTTTCCCATGGTTGTCTATTTAAACTGAATGTTGACCTACACTTACGACCCATCCAGAAGTCTTCATTACTTGAGTTAATCTTTAACTGACCCTTTATAAATTGCTTAGCATGTACTAGCTCATGGGCTACGTTAAGTGCCATAACATCTTCAGTAAAGAGTTCATCGTTCTCATCTCTTCTTGACATTATTATATTAGCAGCGTTCCTGTCACCATCGCACTCTGCATAGTTATTGTGACATCTACTAATAGTAGGTACTATCTCGATATCTATTTCTATTCGTCTCTTGTAAGGATAAGGTAATAATTCACTAAGTACATTCACTATGAACATCTCTAAGCGTGATTTGTTACGAGTTCTTCCTATAATCTGATACTCTATCATAAGTCTCTCTAAGGTCCATAAACTTCTGTATCCAATCATCACGCTTCTCTACGAATATCTGCTGTTCACCATCAGAGCATGATATAATTGTTACTAACTGTTGAATAGGAGTCTTAGTATTCTCTTCAAACATAACAGCATAAGCTGCCTCTTGCATGAAGTATCCATGTACCCATTCATGTTTCTTCTGCTTAGCTGATGTCTTCCAGTCTATGACTGATAGTTTACCATCATACTCAGCAATAAGGTCTACAGTACCAGCTACTCTAAGGTAGTCTGACATCATCTGACCTTCAATTGATCTTATGTTATCTATATGAGCGTCTGCTATCTTCTTAAATCCAAGATAGAGTTCCATCTCATTCGGCATTGACTCAGGCAGCTCATGTCCTTGTATATACTCTTCAATAAGTATATGAGCTTTAGTACCTTGTCTTGTTGCNTTAGTTGTTATAGCGTTAGCCTTCTTAGCACCAACTCTCTTACGCCATTTCTTAATAGCTTCTTTAGCTAGCTGTGAGGTAATAGATGTAACAGATGGATATGGCTCTTGTACCTCATCACCCTCTCTGATATAATGCCTAGTACCATTTATAGTTACTCTCTTTAACTTAGGGAACTCTACTATATCTAGATTAAAGTCTTTACTTGTCATTACGTTTACCCCAATGCTTATCTAATACTTTCTCAACGCTAACTTGCTTAGCTTGTCTACTTACGTACTTATCAGCTACAGCTGATGTAGGATTAGCTGTACCAATCCTACTCATAAGATCGTTAAAGCCTCCATCCTTATTTTCATGTACAGAAATATGACCGCCAATAGTAGCGGCAGCTTTCAGTATTACTTGTTTAAGTAGAGGGTTATCTTTTTTGAATTGATCTAGCTTTGTAAAGGACATCATATGCTCTTCCACTTCACCAGTCTCTATATTCTGAAAATCATATATTGGCATTATTATACTTAGGCGTACTCATTAGCGGTTACAAAAGAATATATATGCTTCCAATTATCTAGCCTAACTATCTCAGGATTATCTACAATAGAGAACTCTTGATTGTACTCAGCATCGATTAGAATAGGAGTAAGTCCAGCATTCAATCCAGCTATAGCATTCTCAGGTTTATCTTCAATCCAGAAGTTACCTGAATCTTTCCATTCCTGCAATGCTTCATCTTTATCATCACCTGTATCTAAACAGATGATTCTATCGATAGCTTGACCGAATACCGTTCTTAAGTTTCTTTCTCTTAATTTTTGTGACTCAGGGTCTAATGATAAAGAGGTAACAACATCAAGAGTCATACCATGCTCTTCCCAGAGCTTCTTTACATATTTGACTGAGTCCTTATGAGGTCTAAGATTACCAATCCTTGAGCTATTACAGAATACTCTTGGCAGATAGAATAAGTTATTCCTATCTAAGCATTCCCAATTACTCTCATATCTATCAGCTATATTATAAGCTTCACGATTAACAACATCCATATCGAAATGAAACTTCATCCATTTCTCAAATGAGTAGCCCCAGTCAAGGAGTACTCCATCACAGTCGGTCAGTATCTTTTTCATAATCATATCTTATTAAGTTAAAGGGAGGAGATTTCCTTAGCAATAATTAGCAATTTACGTTTATCTCCTATACTTTATTATAGGCGCCTTTCGGACCTCGTTCAAGTACTCTCTTGATTCTTTTGAGGAAATTCCTGTAACTTGCAATGTTACTCTTGGGTGATGTCCAGCATTAGCTGTTGAATGAGGAACGTTCTGCCAATCAAATGTAGTAACGTCTCCTGCACTCCAATGTTCGAATGTATAGTTACCATATGAGAACCATTGACCTGGCTTCCAGTCTGTTAACTGTACCATATATCTCTCTACTGAGTCAGGGTTATCAGGTGCCCATTTCTCTAGCTTATCCATATGTAAGTTCCATGTCTGTCCTGGAACCTGTACATGCACTCTAGTCATCTGACGCTCTAGTTTAAACTGATCGGCTATTATTTGTATGCTATCTGGTATGTCCCAGTTAAGATTACTTATAACATGATCAGCTTCATAGCCTGTATTCTCTAAGTCATATTCTTCTGCTTGAAACTCATCTTCTTTTCTAGATCTAACACCTATCTTACCATGCTTATCTGAATTGCCTCTAGTGCGCCATGTAGCTTGATATGATTCGTCTATAACTCTCTTTAAGTCTGTATGGTATACTTTACTTAGATCTATATGTCCTACTCTATCGACAGTATCATATAGGGGATGTATAATAGTAGAGTCAAAATGATAGTTACTTCTCTCTTTATTCTTATCCCAACTGCTCTTCATATGACACTCACTGTAATGTTATCTTGGTAATAGTTCTGGTTATATTTCTTTGCAGGAGGTTTGATCTTACATACCTTAGCTAAGTGAGCGTTATCAGATATCGGTNTAGCTATCTTCATCGCGTCTTCAATAGAGCTATTCTGTCTGTTAATTTCAGAACCCATTTGCTTTAAATTCTTATAGTATTTATTATATGTCGGATAAGTGATATTGAACTCACCACATCTAACCCACCATCCTAAGCAAGCATCATTGCTTCTGTGGACTAAAACGATAGGACAGTCTGGCCAATGCTCTTTAAGCCAAGGTATACAATAAGCAAATACATGACTCTTAATAATCCTAACGCCTTTACCATTGAATGGCTCATTAAATTCTTCTTCAGCAAATTCTTTTGGGTATTGAGTTATATGATCAAACCAGTCACCGAACTCCATACCAGGATCAAAGTATGCACCAAGATGCATCAGTTTAGGTTCACCCCATGCAGAGTGATAGTAAGTTCTATCTTCTGTATAGTCACTCCTATCAATAGAACTACTGAAGTAGATATTTTTACATACACTACTCCACTTAGAGCCAGGAGCTCCTGTCACGAAGATATACTTACTGGAGTTTGTCATAATCGATCTGTAGCCATAGTTCTTCTTTCTTCTCAAGGTTAGTCCATACAAAGTCTTGCTTGTCTTGCTCATTGCGATGACCATAGCCAAGCTCTTCTAACTCTTTCATTCGATTATGATATTTTATTACGTTATTTAATCTATTCTTTTCAGCAGGATCAATAACATCTTCGACTAGTCTGCAGAACCAGAACAGTTCACTGTAGTCGTATTTTAAATTGTAGCGTAGAAATGAATAGTCAACGCCATGATACCCTACGCAGGTTTGATCATAGCCTCCTCTAGTCCAGAACTCTGATTTAGATACTAGATAGCTATTACGTCCTACCTTAGGTCCAAAGTTACCTGGAAAGTATACAAACTCATCATCTAACCATATCAGCTCTCTATGGATACGATCAAGAGGTCTCTTCGTTATTACCCAATCACTGTCCATCATGAGATTCCATTTGTTCTTAGTATCTCGCATAAGACAATTTCTAGCGCCTTCGTTATTCCAGCCATGGTCCTTGTCTATACGCAGCACTTGCCAGTGACTGGGTATATTACATTCGGTTATAGGAATATCTTGAGAGCCATCGTCTATGACAGTGTAATCATATAGTCTCCCATCAGGATCTAATTTCAGGTACCAGTTAAATATACGTTCCATAATCTCCTTAGAGTTATAGTAAGTATAGTTTAATCTTACTCGTGTCTCATGAACATCAGGATACCAAAAACTTAACGTCTTGGAATGATCCTTAATACCTGTATAAGCGTCGAAGTACTCGACGCCTTTTTTAAGTTCCTTTAGGTCCATCAGCAGGCAATAAGTCCGGGAAGGCCATATTAACTACAGCTTTGGTAATACCTTTTACTGGGGGTTTCTTCTGTATCATCTCACATAGTATAAGAGCATCTTTAGGATGGATTGATTCTAGTAGTTCAATAAAGAGCATTTCTCTCTTTGATTGATTAGCTACTGGTCGTCCATTCTCTATAAAGATATCTAGCTTCTTAGCCATGCTATGTAATCTAGTCTCTACTTGAGTACCATCAGCCTCACCATAAGGTGGGATTGAATCAGGTAGAAGGAATTTAATGTTAGGATGGAAGCATCCTTGTAGTATTGTTCTGATTGAGAACAAGTTATATTGCTTTAATGCTTCTGCTTTAGCCTTATTTGTTTTCAGCTTAGCAATCTCATTAAAGATTTCAAATACACCTTTAGTCATCTTAAAAGTCTCCAATGTATTCAACTAAACCTTTGAGCTTCTTCTCAATGAAATAGTTAAATAAGTTATCCCTGTTGTTAGCAGGTTTTTCATATTGTTCAAGAATATTTAGCTTAATACTCTCAGGGGTTTCTGCTAAGTCAACTAATTGCTTATTACGAGCATAGTTCCTTTTAGTTTCTTCGTCGGGAAGATGTACTCCTCCTTCGACTAAAACCTTAGCAATAAAAGTCTTACGTAATGGTCTCTGACGTCCATTAATGAAGCAGTCGTCCTTAGAGAGTACATTTGGTACTCCATCTCCTCGATCTCCTCCCAGTATATGCTCAAGTAAGAATCTCTCTGGTGTACTATTCTTAATGTACTTCTTTCTTACTGGATCATATTGATTAACATTAGCATACTTCTGTAACTGTACGAAGTCTTTATCACCTGACAGTATAAGAATAGGCTCACCTATGTTTAATTCAGTGCCATGTGTATGGCATATAGTACCAATGACGTCATCTGCCTCTGCACCATCTACGTCAATGTACTTGTATGGAAATACTTCTTTAAGGTCAGCTTTAATAGCGTTCATTGCTTCCCATATAGTATTCCAATCAATGTCTGACTTATCTCTTTGAATCTTTCTATGAGCTTTGTAGTAAGGGAACACATCTCTACGCCAGTAATGTTTATTATCAGCTGCAATTACAATCTCACCATACTCAGCAGTAAACTTACTGCGATAGCTTCTAATAGCATTGAGTACCATATGACGTAGGAGATCTTCTTTTACTTCTACGTTAGTATGGCTACCTAATTGAGCCATTAGGTTTGAAATCATCGTCTGGTTTAAATCAAGTATAATCATTATCTATCCTTTTCATCATCAAATTGTATATCACTAAGTGCTAAGTCGACACATGAATGCTCCATTGTCTGTAGCTCATGCTCAACTCCATACAGTCGACTGACTGCTGACTTAATTGCTTCATGTATAAGCACGAAGTCTTTCTTGTTAGTATCATCAAAAGATACAACAGGCAAGTGTGAAGTATCGAATTGGTTAAAGACGTTAATAGACATATCAAGCGATATGTTTACAATATGGTCATGTAACTTAATTTCGTTATTTGAATTATTAGCTGCATTCTCCTCAGGAGTCAGCTTCTTGCCTGGGAATGGTATAATCTTACCCATTTACTATTTCCTTTTACCTTTATAGGTAGCACTCTCTTCGTTATCCATTTCACGAGTCCATTCAGCACGAACGTCTTGATACCAAACTCCTATCTCACGTTTAGGTCTACCATTAGGATAATAAGCCATCGCGATACATCTTCGCTTAGTCTTAAACTCCATGTTAGCGCCTTGATAGTTAGAACTATATGTACCAGTCCTAAGATAGGTACTCAATTGCGTAGCATAACCAGTCCACATCCAGTACTTAGCGTACGATTTCTTATCACCGTACTTCCAATTCTTCTTATGTATCGCAGCAGTTGCTTTAGCTTCCTTCAGCCATCCTTTAACTATCTTTAATGATAGTGGATCGTCATCAGGTAGGTTAACAACATATTCGGAGTACATAGAGTACTTAGGGGGTCCAGCTTTCTCTGCNTTAATAGCTCTCGCTTTAGCAAGTCGTTCAGTTAGAACAGCTTTCTCNTCTTCAGTAAGTTTTTTTCTAGCCATAGTTTTTACCTCGTATACTATATTATAACGGCTATTAGGTCTGAAGTCAAGTTTACGTATCTGCGAGTGTCCCGAGGAGACCATTCCATTCGACTATTCTACTGTCCCAACTATAGAAACTATTAGCGTAAACTGTTTGCATAGTTAGTCTTTGTGCTAAGATTTCTTTCTTAGTTTCAGAGTTAAATAATTCAATGGCTTGTATTAAGCATTGACCAAAGGCATTAGCATGCCTTCCTGGATCTTCATCGAACTGATACATATAAGTCCAGTTAGCTGCTGTCTCAGGTAAAGCACCTAAGTTACTATGCACACACATAACACCAGCTGACATCGCTTCCATTAATGCAATACAAGATGTCTCTTGCCATATAGAAGGATAGGCAAATATATGAGCTTTCTGTAGAGCTTTTCTGACTACATCATTAGGCTGGAATCCATGATAGGTCATATTAGGATGATCAGTAATAGTTTTGAATAGATCTTCATAAGGCTTATCTCTATCAGGCCATCCATAGGCATTGAATGATGAGTAAACATCTAAATGAACGTTATCATACATCTTAGCTATCTGTTCGAACACAGGTATAAGAAGCTCTAACCCTCTGTGAGGGGTTGTATGATAGATGATATTAATAGTACCCTCAGACTTACTATGAGTATCGATAGGTACAATAGCATTCTTAAGTACCTGACCTTTACTAGGTGGTATACCGAGGAAGTTTTGATATTGTTGCTTTTGCCATTCAGATACATATACAATCTTATCAAACATCTCTAAGTTCTCAGGCTCTTTCAAGTGCTGTGACTCAGGATCTTGAGGTAAGTCATGTAACCATAAGACAGTCTTTTTATCAGGATCTACTTCTCTTACTCGAGAAGGAATAATCTGGAACTGATCTAGGAGTTTTGGATCTAATCTCTCTGCTAGTCCATACTTCATTAATTCAGTACCACCCATTGCTAGTTGATCTACTTCATTAGTTTCAACAGTAGGGTTAAGCGTTTCACCAGATGTGCCTACTATCTTAGGAGACTCTGTTATAGGAGCTCCATCAGCTCCAACGATTTTAAGATCCATAATATATCCTAGTTATAAGGGTTAACGTATTGTAAAGCTTCAGGTGTATCTTTAGCACTTCTTACTAACCAATATATTACTATAAAATTTAATATTGGTACTATGCACATTAACTGCCACCAACCACTACGACCTCTGTCATGTAATCTTCTAGCTGTTAATGCTATGCCTTGTATAAGAGTTCCAAGTGTCCATATTGCTACTAACACCCCACTCTCTTGCATTTCTCCCCATGGTTCTAATATACTAAAGAAAGTATATCCCAAAAGGTAATTGTCCACTAAAGCACAGAGGCCGAAAACAATTATGGC